ACTGGTGAAATTAGAGATGATAGAAACTATATGAATATGTTAGAAGATTATTGGTTACCACGTAGAGAAGGTGGTAGAGGAACCGAAATCACTACATTACCAGGTGGCCAAAACTTAGGAGAAATTGCTGATATAGAATATTTCCAAAAGAAATTATATCGTTCTCTTAACGTTCCAATTAGTAGATTGGAGTCAGGTACTGGTTTTAATATGGGCCGTTCTGCTGAAATTAGTAGAGACGAATTGAAATTCACAAAATTTGTTGGTAGATTAAGAAAGAAATTTACAGAATTGTTTAGTGATATTTTAAAAACACAGTTAATATTAAAAGGTGTTATTGCTGAAGAAGATTGGGGTACAATACAAGCAAACCTTAGTTACGATTTTATAAGTGATGGACATTTTTCTGAATTAAAAGAGAGTGAAATGTTAAAAGATCGTATTGCTTTAGCTGACAGTATGTCTAATTACGTTGGTAAATATTTTTCAAATAGATACATTCGTAAAAATGTTTTAAAACAAACTGATAGAGACATTGAAGATATTGACAGTCAAATACAAGAAGAAGGTTCGGATACAGAAGTTTTAGATACAAAAACTACTAAAAATCCAAATCTTTAATATAAATATAGTATAGGAGAAAAATATGAGTGAACACGTTAAAAGTTTTATAGATAAATTATCATTAGGACAAGCGGCTGAAGCTGGTGAAGCTTTTAAAGACGCTTTAAGAGATAAAGTTGGAGATGCTTTAGAGGCTAGAAGAAAAGAATTAGCTGGTGTATTGTTTCAAGGTAAAATTGAAGCAGAAACACACAGTGATCCTAAACCTGTAATTGCTGAGCCATCTGCTATAACTGAACCAGTTGCTAATGAAAAACAAGGTCAGTAATTTAGTAAAAGAGACTAGAGTTATGGACTCAAAGTCTTATAACGAATTAACGCCTGTAATGAAAGAGGCAGTTAAAGAAGTTATTAAGATTATTGAAAATGAACAAAAAGATATTATAAAAAGTTTTGAAGGAGCTGTAGAAAAAGTTGTAGCTTCACGTAATATTAAACAAGAAGATTTATATAACTATTTTGATAAAGAAGTAAACGAACAATTAGGAATAAAATAAATGTCAACAATTATAGTAAAAGGAACTGTTACTACAAATCCTTTTTTGGATAATATTAGTAGAGCTCAATTTGTTAATTGTGTAGCTACGAGTGCTGCTCAAACAGTTGAAGTACGTTCTGAAGATAGTTCAGTTTTAGGAGAATTTTATTTACATTTAGCAGGAGATTCTATTACAATAGAAAAAGCTCCTGGAGATGTTATAACTTTGGCTGCTGGAAAAGTTAGCGCTGTAGGTTCTCCAAGAAGTTAATTATGACTATATCAACTACGACATTAGTAGATGATAGTTTTAAAGTTATTATAAAGGCCAACGGTGTTGGTAATGAATCTGAACAAGTTTTAGTAAGTGCTTTAGAATTAAATAATGCTTCAAGTGAACCAAAGATTTCTATAGCAAATGTTTATTATGAAATTGAAGGTGGTGGAAATATTAATTTATTATTTAATACTGATGAAGAAGCTCTAACAATTAATGGTAGAGGCAACTACGGTTTAAAACCTGGTGAACCTAAAATTGAGGCAACTTCAACAGGCAATGGTAATATTTTGTTAACAAGTGACAACAACGTAACAAGTTATAATATTGTTATAGAGTGTCATAAAGAAAAAGGATTTACAAATTAATGGCAGATACAGTTACAACACAAACATTGGTAGACACATCAGGTGTAAAATATGTTATTAAATTAACAAACATTTCTGATGGTACTGGAGAAACAGATGTTACAAAAGTGGATTCTTCAACAACTACTTTTATGACAGAAGATGGTAACAGAAAAATTGCTAAAGTATGGTTTTCTGTAAACACATCAAATCCAAAATCAGCAGTGGAACTTAAATGGGCTGGTGCTACAAATACTACTGCTTTGTTTTTAAGTGGTCAAGGTTTTTTTGATTTAAGAGAAGCTGGAGATGAGATAACAAATAATGCTACTACACCAACTGGTGATGTATTATTAAGTACAAGAAATTTTGCTAGTGGAGATAACTATTCATTAGTAATAGAATTTAGATAATTTATAAATAGTAAGTAACTAAGAGGGAAAATGAGACTAATTAGAGAAGAAATAAGCGACGCTCAGTATATCATAGAAGAAACTGGCGAAGGAAAAAAGAATTATTCGATTAAAGGTATTTTTTTACAAGGAGACCTTAAAAATCGTAACGGTAGAATTTATCCAACTAACGTACTTCATAAAGAAGTTACTAGATACAATAAAGAATTTATCAATAAAAATAGAGCATTCGGCGAACTAGGTCATCCAGAAGGACCAACTGTTAATTTAGAGAGAGTATCTCATATGATTAAAAAGTTGTATCCAGAAGGAAAAAACTATATCGGTGAAGCAAAAATTATGGATACTCCATATGGTAAGATTGTAAAAAATCTTATTGATGAAGGCGCTAAACTAGGTGTGTCATCAAGAGGTATGGGTTCCTTAGTACAAAAAAATGGTCATCACTATGTAGGAGAAGATTTTTACTTAGCGACGGCCGCTGACATTGTGGCAGATCCATCTGCTCCAGACGCTTTCGTAGAAGGCATTATGGAAAATAAAGAGTGGGTATGGAACAATGGAATCCTTGTGGAACAAGATGTTGCCGCTTGGAAACAAGAACTAATTAAGACAAAAAGACTTGAATTGGCTGAGAAAAAAGCTAACATATTCAAGGATTTTTTAAATAAACTATAATAGAAAAACTAACAATTATAAATATCACTATAAACGAGATATTTTTAATTCGAATTAAAAAATAAAGGAGATTTCTCAAATGGCTACAGAAAATAACGTAGAAGTCAAAGCAAATACAATAGTAGAACAAGACACTATTGCTGATGCTCCAAAAAAGAATGCTGTGGCAGCTGAAACTAGTCCGCTTAAAAATGAAGCAGAAGATTTAGGTGCAGCCGTTGTTAAAGCAACAGACAGCAATCCTGACGCTACAAAAAAATCAAAAAAAGTTTCTGACGCAGTTAACGCTAAAGCAGAAGCAGGCGACGTAAGTGGCAATCCAGATACACAAGCTGGTGTTACTAAAGTTGATGCTCCAGCAACAGTTAAAACTGAAGAAACTGAAAAAGAAGAAGTAATTGACGTTTCTGATGATGTTAAAGCATTAATCGGAGATGAAAAATTAACAGAAGAATTTAAGGCAAAAGCTGCAACTATATTTGAAGCTGCTATCAGATCAAAAATGAAAGTAGAAAAATCAAAAATGGAAGCTGGTTATGCAAAAAAACTTAAAGAAGAACTTGATACAACTAAAACAGAACTTGTTGAAAAAGTTGATTCATACTTAAACTACGTAGTTGAAGAATGGATGAAACAAAACGAGATCGCTGTTGAAAGAGGTATTAAAGGCGAAATCGCTGAGGACTTTATCAGTGGTCTTAAAAAATTATTTGAAGATCATTACATAAACGTACCAGACGAAAAATATGACGTGTTAGAAGATCAAGCTTCTAAAATCGAAGAGCTTAACAAGAAATTGAACGAGCAAATCGACGCTAACGTTAAATTAAATTCTGAAATTGGTAAATTAACAAGACAAGATATAGTTGACTCTGTATCTTCTAGTCTTACTGATACTAACAAAGAAAAGTTTAACAAATTAGCTGAAGAAATTGAATACACTAACGCTGATGAGTTTAAGAAAAAAGTATCGACTATTAAAGAGTCATACTTTTCAACAAAAGAAATTTCATCTAATAATGAAATAGATAACGTTGCCGAAGGCGAGACTACAGACAATGTAGATTTGTCAAACGCTATGACTGCTTACACGGCCGCTATCACTAAAACAAAGAACTCAATTAAATTGGGTTCAAAAAAATAAAGGGAGAATAAAAAAGATATGTACTTATCTGAACAACTAGTTAAAAAGTGGTCACCGGTCCTTGAACATCCAGAACTCCCAAAAGTTACGGATAGTTATAAAAGAGCGGTTACTGCTGTTATCTTGGAAAACCAAGAAAGAGCATTAAGAGAAGATAGAGCATTCATCAATGAATCTGCTCCGCAGAACTCAACTGATGCTTCTTACGTACAAAATTGGGATCCAATCCTAATTTCTTTAGTAAGAAGAGCGATGCCAAATCTTATCGCATACGACATAGCAGGCGTACAGCCTATGACTGGTCCAACTGGACTAATCTTCGCTATGAGAGCAAAATACGCTTCACAAGCAGGAACAGAAGCTTTATTCAATGAAGCTGATACTGATTATTCTGCTAGAAACGCAGCTGGCGACTCTACTTTAGGTGGTGTTGACGGTTTAGGTGGTGGCCAAACAGGTACTAACCCAGCGTTGTTAAACGACAGCCCAGCTGGCGCTTATACAGCACAAGGTGGTATGGCTACTTCAACTGCTGAAGCTCTAGGTGATGCTTCAAATAATAGCTTTTCTGAAATGGCTTTTTCAATCGAGAAATCGACTGTAACTGCTAAATCAAGAGCTCTTAAAGCTGAATACACAATGGAACTTGCACAAGACCTTAAAGCAATTCACGGTTTGGATGCTGAGACAGAATTAGCAAATATTCTATCTTCTGAAATCCTTTCTGAGATCAATAGAGAGATCGTAAGAACTATCTATATCGTTGCTGAAAAAGGTGCTTCTGCTAACACAGGTACTGTAAATACAACAACTGAAGGTATTTTCGATTTAGACACAGACTCTAACGGAAGATGGTCAGTTGAAAGATTTAAAGGACTAATGTTCCAAGTAGAAAGAGAAGCTAACGCTATCGCTCAAAGAACACGTAGAGGAAAAGGTAACATTCTGATAACTTCTTCAGATGTCGCTTCTGCTTTACAAATGGCTGGTGTATTAGATTACGCTCCTGCTTTAAACAACAACTTACAAGTTGATGATACAGGAAATACGTTTGCTGGAATCCTTAATGGAAGATATAAAGTTTATATCGATCCATATTCTGCAAACCAAGCAGCTAAACAATACTTTGTAGTTGGATATAAAGGATCATCTCAGTATGATGCCGGTATATTCTATTGCCCATACGTTCCACTTCAAATGGTGAGAGCTGTTGGTCAAGATAATTTTCAACCTAAAATTGGATTCAAAACAAGATACGGAATCCAAGCTAACCCATTCGCTGAAAACTCAGGTTCAGGCGCAGCGGTTATCAACGGTGCTGGAAATATCAACTCAAACAGATACTACAGACGAGTACAAGTAGCTAACATTATGTAAGCTAGTTGTTACTTCTTAGTAACACGATTAAAGGGAGAGTGTAAAAACTCTCCCTTTTTTTATGCCTAAATATTAATATGACTGTTACAAACTCATATTTAAGACAACCTACAAAATTGGACTATGCTAGTCCTACTCAATTTAAGTTTAGTATAATTAAATTACCTAAAGTTGAATACTTTTGTACGGCCATTAATCTTCCAGGAATTTCAATAGGATTTTCAGAACAAGTTACACCTTTGATAGATATACCATATCCTGGTGAAAAAATGAAGTACCAAGATTTAACTATGACATTTATGGTAGATGAAAATTTACAAAACTACCAAGAAATTCACGGTTGGTTAGTTGGCCTAGGTTTTCCTAGAGACCACGATCAATATAAAAATCTATTAAATGCCTCTATTGATCGTTTTCCTACATCAAAAGGAAGTACAAGTAAAGAACCAGGAAAAGTTAAATACGGCACACCTAGTCAAGGTGGTTCATTTTCTGATGCCACACTTACAATACTATCAGCAAAGAACAATCCAGTAACGGAGATTCGATTTAAAGATGTGTTTCCTGTCAGTTTAGGCGGCCTATCTTACAATCAACAGGCTACGGATGTTAACTATCTTTCTGTTGATGTTACTTTTAAATATACTGTATATGAATTTGCTTCTACAGTAGGTTCATCAACAACGGCCGTTACTACAACATAGGTTGATTTTTTTATAATTTTGTGATATAATTAGATTATGGATTTAGAACAATTACAATTAGAAGCAGACAAAGACCTTAAAATTAATGATACCGAATTAGATTTGGAATCATTAAAAACTCCACAGTTACATAACAAGTATATGAAACATTATACTAAGTTTAAATTACTTCTTACACGTACAGAAGATGAACTAAGAATATTAAGACGTGATAAATGGGAATATTACACAGGTAAATCAGCTCCTCAAATTTATCAATTAAAACCTTTTAACTTTAAAATATTAAAAACAGACGTTGACAAATATTTAGAATCTGATGAAGATATACAAAAGCTAACTCAAAAGGTGGCCTATTTAAATGTTGTTGTTGACTTTCTGGATAAAACTTTAAGAGTCATAGTTAATCGAACATACACTATAAAAAATGCCATAGAGTGGCGTAGATTTACAAGCGGCGCCGTTTAATGTACTTGGAAAATAATCACTGTATTTCTAATGGATATTTTGATAGAAAATACTGTGATGAAATTATTTCTCAAGCAGAAACATCTAAACTTCATATGGCTAAAGTACAAGATGGTTTGAATATAAACAGAAAATCAAAAATTACTTGGTTAACAAATGATAAGTTAAATAAGAATATAAACGAAATTATTTTAGATCACAATAAAAAGGCCAAATGGAATTTTGTTTTAAAAGAATTTGAACCACTACAATATACAGTTTATGAAACAAACGATCATTATGATTGGCATATAGATAGTCATAGTAAACCATACCCTAATGGTTACATAAGAAAAATAAGTTTTACATTATGTTTAAATGAAAATTATGAAGGAGGAGAATTTGAAATATCAAGTCCAAATCCAAAACCAGAAAAACATATTAATACTAAGTTTAATGATAAGTTTACATTAGGAACAGTTATATCATTTCCATCTTTTGTTTGGCATAAAGTTAATCCAGTTACAAGTGGAACAAGAAAAGTATTAGTAGGTTGGTCAGTAGGTCCTCAATTTATTTAATACGTATGACACTTACCAAATACATTATCATAGATAAGAAAAACGAAGTATATCTTAAAATAGAAGCTGATGATTCTATACGTAGAGATTTAGGTGAGTATTTTACCTTTGAAGTTCCTGGTTTTAGATTTACACCTCAATTTAGAAATAGAGTATGGGACGGTAAAATAAGATTGTTTTCTTATGCAACTGGCCAGATTTATGCCGGTTTATATCCTTATATTGTTAAATGGTGTGAAGATAATAAAATACAAATTGTTGATGGTACAAAGATAAAAGATATATCAGTAGATGAAACATTAGTAAATAAATTTATAACTAAATTAAAAGTGCCAATGGAATTAAGAGATTACCAGAAACAAGCCTTTATTCACTCTCTAAAAAAGAATCGTTGTTTATTATTATCACCTACGGCCTCTGGTAAGTCTTTAATAGTTTATCTATTAGTAAGATTTAATCTATTAAGATTAAAAG